GCAGCAGTGACCAAGACGATCAACTTCACGCCATTGCCGACCATAAACAAATGGTAGAAAATCGGTTAACAAAGGACAATCATGGCAAGAATCTCAAACGACCAACGGCTTTCGAATCTACACACCGAAGCCCTGCGCCAGTTCAATGACATCCAGACTGCGCTGCGTGACGAGCGTCTACAGTGCTTGCAAGACAGGCGGTTTTACTCCTTGTGCGGCGCACAGTGGGAAGGCCCACTGTGGGATCAATACGAGAACAAGCCCAAGTTTGAGGTCAACAAAATCATGTTGGCGGTCATTCGCATCGTCAACGAATACCGCAACAACCGCATCACAGTGGACTACGTGTCCAAAGATGGCACAGACAACGCAAGGCTGGCAGAGGTCTGTGATGGCCTGTATCGTGCTGATGAACAAGCATCGGTCGCTGATGAAGCCTATGACAACGCTTTTGAGGAAGCCGTGGGCGGCGGCATTGGCGCATGGCGGCTGCGGACAGTCTACGAAGACGAAGAGAATGACGAGGATGACCGCCAGCGCATCCGCATGGAGCCAATCTTTGATGCTGACAGCAGCGTGTTTTTTGACCTAAACGCCAAGCGCCAGGACAAGTCGGACGCCAAGTACGCCTTTGTGGTCACCAGCATGACCCGTGAGAGCTACAAAGAAACCTACAACGATGACCCAACGGATTGGCCCAAGATCATCCACCAATACGAGTTTGATTGGGCAACGCCTGATGTCGTGTTCGTGGCCGAGTATTACAAGGTTGAGGAAAAGACCGAGACAATCCGCATCTTTGAGGCCATTGACGGGACTGAGGAACGCTACACAGCCAAAGACTTTGAGAACGATGAAACCCTTGAAGAAACCTTGATGGCCATCGGGACACGGGAAGTCCGGCAGAAGCGGGTCAAGCGTATGCGTGTCCGCAAATACATCATGTCGGGCGGCAGGGTGCTTGAGGATGCTGGTTACATCGCTGGCAAGTGCATTCCTATTGTGGTGGTCTACGGCAAACGCTGGTTCGTGGACAACATCGAACGCTGCATGGGCGCTGTCAGATTGGCGAAAGATGCCCAACGCCTGAAGAACATGCAACTGTCCAAGCTGGGCGAAATCTCAGCCTTGTCCAGCATTGAAAAGCCCATCATGACCCCCGAGCAAGTGGCGGGACACCAGCTTATGTGGGCAGAAGATAACCTACGTGATTACCCGTATCTGCTGATTAACCCAATCACTGGCCCTGATGGCAACACCCAAGCGGCTGGCCCATTGGCTTACACCAAGTCGGCTGCAATTCCCCCGGCGATGGCTGCGCTGTTGCAGATCACCGAACAGGACATGCAAGACATCCTGGGCAACCCGCAAGGCGCCGACAAGATCGTTTCGGGCGTGTCTGGTAAAGCCGTGGAGATGATCCAAACCCGTGTGGATATGCAGACATTTATCTACATGAGCAACTTTGCCAAAGGTATGAAACGCTGCGGAGAAATCTGGTTGAGCATGGCTCGGGACGTCTACACCGAAGACAAGCGCAAGATGAAAACCATTGCGCCAACTGGTGAGTCCAGCGTGGTCGAGCTGATGAAGCCCATGATTGACACCGAAACAGGTGCAATGGTCATGGAAAACGATCTCAGCACCGCCACCTTTGATGTGGTTGCCGAGGTTGGGCCATCCAGCAGCAGCAAGCGTGCAGCCACTGTACGGGCATTGACCGGGATGCTCCAGATCACCACCGACCCAGAGACAGCGCAGGTTCTGACTGCAATGGCGATGATGAACATGGAGGGCGAGGGCGTTGGTGATGCCAATGCTTACTTCCGCAAGAAGTTGCTCCGCATGGGCGTAGTACAGCCCACCGAGGACGAGGCCCAAGAACTCATGGCCGAGATGCAAGGCAAGCCGCAAGACCCGAACGCTATGTACCTCCAAGCAGCAGCAGAGGAAGCGATGGCAAAAGCAGCCAAGGCCCGTGCTGATACTGTAGAAACTGTGGCAAGTGCCGAGTTGAAGCGTGCTCAGACACTGGAGACATTGGGCAAAGTCGATGAAACCGCACAAAACATGGCCTTGACAAACGCCGAGGCCGTCCAGGAGATATTGCGTGGACAAATTGTGCAGCCTGTTGTCAGATAATAAAAAACAAGCGAGAATGTAATTAACGGATGCCACCCACCGTTTTTTAATGGGTGAGTTTAATGGGGTCAAAAGATGAACGAAAAGGCAGTAATTGAGGACGATGAAACCTTTGTAGAGGAAGAAGTCGAGGAAGTCACGGAAATCGTTGATGACCAAGAAGAACCCGAGGAAGTAGTTGTCAGCATTGGAGAGGAAGCGCCACCTCCCGAAGAGCACACTCCAGCACCTGAATGGGTACGAGAGTTGCGAAAGACAAACCGTGAGTTGCAACGCCAAAACCGTGAACTGCAAAGCAAGCTGCAAGTCCAGCCAACTGAGATCAAGCCGGTTGTCATTGGAGCCAAGCCCAAGCTAGAAGATCACGACTATGACGCTGACAAATACGAAGAAGCACTGACTGGTTGGTTTGAGCGCAAGCGACAAGCCGATGATGTCAACGCCAAGCAACAAGCTGAAGTTATGAATCAGCAGAAGGCATGGCAAGCCAAGCTGGATGGCTACGGCAAAGCGAAAGCAGAGCTGCGAGTCAGGGATTACGAAGATGCCGAGGCCGTGGCCCAGGAGGTCTTTTCAATCACACAGCAGGGCGTGATTCTTCAAGGGGCTGAAAACCCCGCACTGGTTGTTTACGCACTTGGCAAGAACCCAAAGAAGGCCAAGGAGTTGGCAGAAGTCTCAGACCCCGTAAAGTTTGCCTTTGCGGTAGCAAAACTGGAGAAGGAATTGAAAGTTACAAACCGCAGAGCAGCACCCGCACCAGAGCGTATCGTTTCAGGAACTGGACGATCTTCAGGTGCGGTGGACTCAACCCTCGAACGGCTGAGAGAAGAAGCTGCCCGTACTGGCAACATGACGAAAGTCATTCAGTATCGGGCGCAGAAACGATCAGCATCCAAGTAATTTTTTTAGGAGCATGAAATGAGCAACTCATTCAGCAAAGAAGAGCGCGTTGCCTTTGAGGACATCCTTGAAGGTTTCAATGACGCATTGGTCTTGTCCCGCAACGTGTCCATCTACAACACTGATGGCTCGATGATGGAACGCACCAACAACGTCATCTATCGTCCACAGCCTTACATCGCACAATCGTACGATGGCATGGACCAAACCAACAACTTCACCGCTTACACACAGCTTTCAGTGCCAGCGACATTGGGCTTCCAAAAGTCAGTGCCGTTCATCCTGGATGCTTTGGAATTGCGTGATGCACTGCAAGAAGGTCGCCTTGGCGAAGCTGCTAAACAGAAGCTGGCCTCGGACATCAACATTGCCATCATGAACGTGGCTGCTGCCCAAGGTTCTTTGGTCGTGACCGTGAACACCGCTGCTGGTGATTATGATGACGTTGCCCTGTGCGACAGCATCATGAACGAGCAGGGCGTGCAAGCGTTCGACCGTTACCTGGCTCTGTCCAGCCGTGACTACAACGGCATTGCTGGCAACATCGCTGGTGGTACTGCCCAATCAGGCACAGCAGCCCGTGGCTTTGCTGGTAACAAGTCCAACACCGCTTTCGAGCGTTCTTTCGTTGGTATGGTTGCTGGCTTTGAGACATACAAGTTGGATTACGCAAACCGCTTGGCTGCACGTACTGGTTCCAACACCACTATGTCTACCCTGGCTTCTGCAAACAACTACTACGTCCCAACCGCCACTTCTACCGCAGCGACAGGCGAGACCCAGAACGTTGATAACCGCTTCCAGACCATCACTGTCACATCGACAACTGATCTGCGAGTTGGTACACCGTTCCAGATTGGAGGCGTTGAGGCTGTGCATCACATCACCAAGCAAGGTACTGGCTTTGCCAAGACCTTCCGTGTTGTGAGCATCACAAACGCAACCACTTGCGTTATCACACCGCCAATCATCTCGGCCCAAGGCGGCACTGATGCAGAACTGCAATACCAGAACTGTATCGTGACACCTAGCGCCTCAGAAACTTTGACCCGCTTGAACTCGGTCACTGCACCTATCAACTGCTTCTGGCAAAAAGATGCGTTGGAGATTCTGCCTGGTCGTTACGCTGTCCCGTCCGATGCTGGTGTCGCAGTGATGCGTGCCTCCACTGATCAGGGCATCGAACTGGTGATGCAGAAGCAGTACGATGTGAATACCATGAAGACTAAGTATCGCCTTGATACCTTGTTCGGCGTGGTGAATAAGCAGCCAGAAATGTCTGGTATTTTGTTGTTCGGTCAGAGTTAATAGGGGGCTACCATGAGCTATAACGTAGTTTTTGCACAAGGCACAGTTACTGTTGCAGTGCCAGCAGGCGAGAAAATCGCTGTTCAAGCCTATTCAACAGCAGAAGTGTTTCAAGAAGTTGGTTTCCCCAATTTCCCTGAAGCCAATGACCTGTTGACTACAGTTGACAACACCACTTATGTGTCCGGCGCATTTACCAATGCCACCAACGTGATTATTCAGGCTGGTGCATCGGGCGCTTATTATGCTGTCGGCACAGCACCGACCATTAGCAACAATGGCAACTGGCAACCTCAAGGTGCGCCAGCCAACATTGCTGATGGCGGCTCGATGGTGGCAACTGCTGCCAACGTGTTGACAGGCATCATCACTGCAACGCCTACGGCAAGCCGTGACATTCAATTGCCAACAGGTGCAAACCTTGATTTGGCAACTGAGTGGGCAATCGGTGATTCGTTTGACTTCAGCGTCATCACTTTGGCTGCGTTTGCGCTGACCTTGACGGTCAACACAGGCATCACCACCATTGTTGGTTCTGCTGCAACTGGCGCCACCTCAGGCTCTGTTGCACGTTTCCGCCTCCGCAAAACCGCTGCTGATACCTTCACTGCGTATCGCATCGGCTAAACCCCGACAGGCCAGCAGAGATGTTGGCCTGTTTTTTAACTGGAGAACGATATGCCAATGACCAAAGGTTACTCAAAGAAATCCATCGGCAAGAACATTGCTATGGAAATGAAATCAGGTAAGCCACAGAAGCAAGCTGTTGCTATGGCACTCAGCACGGCAACCAAGGCGGCAAAAGACGCAGGGAAGCCAAGCAAAGCTCCGATGAAAAAAGCGAAATGATTAAGTCGGCAGCTATCATCAAAGAAAAGAATCTCGCCCCGTGGCGGGAGATGCGTATTCAAAAGCGCAAGCTCAAAAAAGAGCAAGCCATTGAGCGCAGATTGACAAAAGTTTGCTATCCATCACCCATTGGTGCTGTTGTGCAGCAAGTGGAGATTGTGGAAGTAGGCGAGCCAACACGTGATGAAATGTTGGAGCAAGCTGCTAAAATCGGCCTCAAAGTGGACAAGCGTTGGTCAGACGAAACTCTGCTCAATCGCATCAATCAGGCTATGGAGGCCGCATCATGGGATACAGCAAGCGCCAGTTCGTGACCGCTGCCTTTGAGGAGATCGGCCTTGCCTCTTATGTGTTCGACCTGAACCCCGAACAGATGGAATCGGCATTGCGTAGGCTAGATGCAATGATGGCAGATTGGAACGCTAAAGGAATCCGCTTGGGTTATCCGCTGCCCTCAAGCCCACAAAACAGCGATTTGGATGAGCAGACCAATGTGCCTGATTCGGCATATGAGGCCATCATTTGCAGCCTGGGCATCAGACTTGCCCCAAGCTACGGCAAGCAAGTGATGATTGAGACAAAGACCACTGCCAAGCAGGGTTACGACATTTTGCTTCAGCGTGCGACATTCCCGCTGGAGAAGCAACTCCCGGCAACCACACCCGCTGGCGCTGGCAACAAGCCTTGGCGTGTGTACGACAACCCGTTTGTGCGCCCACCATATAGCCCTGTTGATGCTGGCCCTGATGGGCCAATCGAATACTACTGAGGATCATCATGCCAACAATCAACCAACTGCCAGTGCTTAACACCATCTCCAGTGGTGACCAGCTACCCGTTTATTCTCCCAACAATGGTGATGCTCGCAGAACATCGATTGGTTCCTTGCTGACATTTTTTCAGCAAAGTTTTGCATCACCAACCTTATCGGTGAATCTGTATGTTCCTGGTTCTGGGTTCAATATCACTGTACCAACCCCTGTCAGCCAAAACCAATGGATGCTGCTGCAACCCGCAGGGACGCTGGCAACAGGCACGATCACGCTGCCTTTGAACACTGGTGTACCTGATGGCACTACGGTGCTGATTACCACCACACAAGAAATCACCTCATTGACGATTGCTTTAAATGGTGCATCCGCCATTTTTGGTGCAGTCACAAGTTTGGGCGCAGGGTGTGCTGCTGTTTATCGCTTTTACCAGCCAACGAATTCTTGGTACAACATTAATGCTGAGACGGTTTTTGCTGCGGGTATTGCTGCATGGCTGACCACCCCAACAAGTGCCAACCTACGGGCGGCAATGACCGATGAAACGGGCACAGGTCTGTTGGTATTCAACAACACCCCCACTTTCATTACTCCGATTCTTGGCACACCAACATCTGGAGCATTGACAAACTGCACCGGGTTGCCGCTAACAACTGGTGTGACAGGCGCTCTGCCAGTTGCCAATGGCGGCACAGGGGCATCAGCAACGGTCCAGGCATTGAGTGGCCCAGGAGCTGTAAACATCACAAGTCTTGCCACCGCTTTTACTTCAACAGCAGCAGGCAACGCATTGACTCTTGCAGATGGCGCACAGGGGCAACTGAAAACAATTATTTATGTTGCTGAAGCGGCTGGTGGTGACACTGGTGTTTTGACACCAACCAACCTTGGCAGCGCAACAACAATCACCTTCAATGCTGTTGGCGATTCAGTGACTCTTCAGTTTGCTGGGACTGACTGGTGGGTTGTCGGCTTCCGTGGTGCGGTGGTTGCGTGATGGCAACCAAACCCAAGTCCTCTGTCAATGCGGCTGGCAACTACACGAAGCCAACCATGCGGAAGAACCTGTTTGAAAAAATCAAAGCAGGGACAAAGGGCGGCGACCCAGGCGAATGGTCAGCCCGTAAAGCACAACTGCTGGCGGTGGAGTACAAGAAAAAGGGTGGAGGCTACAAATGAAAGCCCCGCAAAAAAGCCTGAAAGATTGGGGCGCTCAGAAGTGGCGCACCAAGTCAGGCAAGCCATCATCTGAGACAGGTGAACGCTATCTGCCCGAGAAGGCCATCAAAGCCTTGTCATCGGCTGAATATGCTGCGACCACCAAGGCCAAGCGTGAGGCCACCGCCAAGGGCCAACAATTTGCAAAGCAGCCCAAGAAGGTTGCCGAAAAGATTAAGAGGTTTCGATGAAAACTCCAGCCTATGCACGCAAGGAAGGACAAAACCCCAAAGGCGGCTTGAACGCCAAAGGGCGTGCTGCTGCCCGTGCTGAAGGCATGAATCTCAAGCCTCCCGTTAAGTCTGGTGACAATCCCCGCAGGGCATCGTTTCTAGCCCGTATGGGCGGCAATCCTGGCCCTGAATACAAAGATGGTGAACCTACCCGCCTGCTGCTAAGTTTGAGAGCTTGGGGCGCATCATCTAAGGCAGACGCGCAAGCCAAAGCAAAACGCATCAGCGCACGAAACAAGGCCAAGTAATGCAAATACCAATCCTGAACGGTATTTTCACCGACAACACCCCTGAGCTGCGTACATCGTACCCAGTGAATCTGATGCCTGTTCCAAAAGTGTCAGGCATCAGCAATGGGTTCTTGCGTCCCGGTGATGGCATTGTTGCCAACGGCACTGGCCCAGGGGTTGACCGTGGTGGAATCAACTGGAATGGCGATGTTTACAGGGTCATGGGGACAAAGCTGGTGGAGATCAGCAGCACTGGCGCAGTGACCATTCTGGGCGATGTGGGCAGCGGTGGGCTTGTAACCTTTGATTACAGCTTTGATGAATTGGCTGTTGCATCGGGCGGCAACATTTACTTTTGGAATGGCACGACCCTGACGCAAGGCAACTACCCACTGGTGACGATTGGGCCAATCATTGATTTTTGCTTCATTGATGGGCGTTTTATGCTCACTGATGGAGAGCGGTTGTTCATTACAAACATTGGCGATCCGTTTGTTATTGGGGCATTTGCCTTTGAAGAGCCTATTGCCGACCCAGATCCAGTGACATCGCTGCTGCGTTTGCGGAATGAGGTCTATGCCATCAACAGATTCACGATGGAGGTTTACGACAACCTCGGAACTGCTGCTCCGTTTCCATTTGGCGTGATACAGGGCGCACAGGTTCAAAAGGGCTGCGTTGGTGTTCAGGCTTGCTGTGTCTATCTTGACCGAATTGCATTCTTGGGCAGTGGGCGCAACGAAGCCCCAGGCATTTACACGGCGGCAGCAGCAACCACCCAAAAGATCAGTACGCAAGAGATTGACAACATCTTGCTGGACTTCACAGAGGCGCAGTTGTCCTTGGTCAAAATTGAGGCCAGAAACGACAAGAACCATGAGCATCTTTATGTGCATCTGCCCAACCAGACGCTGGTTTATGACGCATCGGCATCACAGGCACTGCAAACCCCTGTCTGGTTCATCTTGGTCAGCACCCTGACGGGCCTTGCCCAATACCGAGCCAGAAACATGGTGTGGGCATACGATAAATGGTTGGTGGGCGACCCGCAGTCAAACAGCCTCGGCTATCTGGTGCAAGACATTGGCAGTCACTGGGGACAACAGGTCTATTGGGAATTCGGCACGCTCATTGTTTACAACGAAAGCAACGGCGCTATCTTTAATGAGTTGGAGTTGGTCAGCTTGACGGGAAGCATTGCGCTTGGCAAGAATCCTCAGATCAGCACCAGCTACTCTTTAGATGGCAAGTCGTACAGCCAAGAAAAGTTTATCTCAGTTGGCACGATCGGCAACACCAAAAAGCGCCTTGCATGGTTCCAGCAGGGTCACATGAGAAACTGGCGCATCCAGCGGTTCCGTGGCGACAGCGATGCCCATGTGTCATTCTTACGACTTGAAGCTCAGATTGAGCCACTGGCATACTGATGGCCAAGTTAAACCTCACCCGTGACCAGCTTGCGCTGTTCTTAACCGATCAGCAGCAGATTCGGCAGTTTGAATTGTTGTTTTCTACTGTTGACCAACTGCAAGTTATTACAGGCACAGATTTTGAGTATCAGGCAGATACGGCGGCAGCCACAGCAAATAGCGCACTGGCCCAACTAGCAGCACTGGCCCAAGAGTCGGCCATCAATTCTGCGCTGGCTGAGAACAAAGCAAATCAGGCTCTGGAGCTGGTGGATAGCTTGACTAAGGCGGTCCAAGCATTGCAGTTGACTCCATTGCCAAGTCAACTGGATACGCTGACAAAAGCCATCGAAGGCTTGCAGATGACCCCACCGCCACGGGAGTTCAAAAGGGCAAGATACGGCTCGTTTTACGACACCACCACCCAGACAGCAACCACGATCAACACCGCCAAGGCCATTACGTTTAACAGCACAGACCTAAGTAACGGGGTGTTTATCGGAACTCCAACCTCACGAATCATCGTGGATAGCGAGGGCATCTACAACTTCGACACATCGTTTCAGTTGGACAAGACTACAGGCGGCACAGACGAGTTTTATTTCTGGTTCCGACTTAATGGCACAGATGTGCCTGACAGCGCAAGCCAGATCAGGATCCAGGGCAATAACGCTGAGATATTTTCGTCACTGAATTACTTTTTTCACCTTAAAGCAGGGGATTACGTTGAGATGATGTTTTCAACCACCAGCCTAAATGTTGAGTTGCTTTCTGTTGTCGCAACACCACCAGTTCCCGCCATTCCGTCCATAATCCTGACAGTTTCAAACAATATCGGAGGTGTCCAATGACAGTAATCATCAAAGTGCTGATTCCCGCAAAACAGGCAGAGAACAGCCAGACCACCCAATACACAGCAGTCAACGTCAAAGCAATCATTGACAAGTTCACGGTGACCAATACCAGCGCCAACAATGTAACTTTTAGTTGCAACTTGGTAACAGTCTCTGGTTCTGCGGGGGCGTCAAACTTGATTGTTGATAGCCGAACTATCGTGCCAGATGAAACCTACACCTGCCCTGAGTTGGTGGGCCAGGCGCTAGAACCAGGTGGGTTTATTTCCACAATCGCAGGGACGGCGACATCGCTGACCATTCGGGCTTCTGGTCGTGAAATAAGTTAAGGAGAACAAGCATGGACAAATTTATGATGATGCCCAAGGGATTCATGGGCTTGCCGATGGATGAAGAATTCATCACCAATGCAGAAAACAAAAAAAACTACGCCATTGCCGTGCAAGATTGGAACTATGGCCCAGAGATGCCAACCAATGAGCTAGGGGCCAACAAAGAGTTCTACGCAGGGCTGGCAGAGGCCATGCAGTGCGATGAAAAAGACGCACGGCGCAAGCATTGCTCAAACTGCGGTTACTACGACAACAGCCTGATGGCACAAGTCCGGCTGGAGCGCATCCCAATGGCGGCTTATGACAAAGGTGCAGGGTTTCGTGGCCACTGCGAAAAGCTCAATTTCATCTGTAATGACATGAGAGTTTGCCAAGCATGGGAAGATGATGAGTAT